TATTTTGCATACAGTCATAGCGAGGCCACAATAATGACTAAACCAGACAAAGATCTTAATGATTTACAAAAACAAATTAAAAGACACGCTGTAAACATCTTACAAAAGGGTGTTGTTTCAGGAGCAGAAGACGTAGTAAAAGAGCTTCAACATATAGGGCCATCTTGGACAGGTGTGTATTCAAATTCATGGCAAATTGAAATAGCAGGGCAAAAAGGAACAGGTACAAGAAGGCAGGGTAATCCTAAACCTGTAAAAGGACCAAAATTAACATTATCTCAAGTAAGAAAAGCTGCTTCTGCTAAAGGTCAAGTAGATCTTGAAATTAGAAATTTAAGACAAAAAAGAATAAAAGGATATGCAGAAGATACGATAGAAGGCAGATTTACTAGAGGAGAAAAAGGCGGTAAAAAAATAGGACAAGAACCAAGAACACGAAAAGGTAGAAAAAGACTTGAGACAAATACTTCAGAAGGTAGGCTTATTGAAGGTTTTAGAGGTGATATAGGAGGAGGAAAATTAGGTGGTATTTCTTCAAGAACAGCAAAATTAGATTGGTTGCCTACTTATTTAAAAGGTGGTTCATTAAAACAAACCCTTGATTTAGCAATAAAAAAAGCAGAGAACAAATCAAAATCACAAAATAACAAATTAAAATGAATTATCAAGGAATCCGAGCAAAATTTGAAACTCCAATTAAAACAGCTTATGCAGCTTTATCTCCTGCTGTTCCAGTATTTTTTGATAACTTTGGTGATGTAACTTCTGATGCTGATAGTGAATTTGTTTATGTAAATATTCAATTTGGAGTTACAACAGAGGTTGGATTAACTTCTTCATTAGATAATGTTCGAGGAATTATTACTGTCAGAACCTTTGCAGAGAAAGATAAAGGGCCAGCTAGAAGTCAAACCCTTATTGATACAGCTTTTACTTCATTAGAGACTATAAATAATACTGGTAAGCCTAATAGTGGTATTTATGTAAGAACTGGAGAGATTACTGGCCCTAGTTTTGATACAGATAGACCATTCTTTGTTTCATTATTAGAAACAAATTTTCAAGCCACAGTAATTTCTTGAATCTTTAGTTAGATTCACGCTATCCTATAAACATATCGGGTAGTACCCGTATGTTCAAACCTTAGAATTATTTAAAATGGCTACAGTTCTATCGGGTACTTCAGGAGCTTTATTTTATTCTCCTGCTGGTACAAGCTCAACACAAATCGCTGCTGCTTCTTTTCCTACTGGAGCGGGTGGAGACACAACACAAATTAATGTCGGAACACAATTAGGATACCAAGTTAATGATAGAGTAACACTTGCATATCCAGCAGGGTCTACAGTAACTAACTGTATTCCAGCAGCAGCTTATCAAGTAAAAACTTATAGTGATTCCACTGGAGAGTTGGAGTTAAAATCAATTACAGATGGATCAGATGCAACAGCTTCAGCAGCACCTACTTTTGCGGCAGGAACTTTTGCAAGCATTACATTCACAGCCCCAGAGGTTGTAGGAAACGTAAGAGAGTGGAGTTTTGAAATAACAAGAGCAGAGATTGATGTTACTGAGATTGGTCAGACATTAACTGGCACTGTTCCATTTAGAACATTTATCTCTGGTTTTGCTGATGGTAGTGGTTCTGCAAGTGTTTATTCAACAGATGATGACACAAACTTAGCGACAAGATTAGTGAAAGACGTTCTTCTTCGTCAACAGGCTGGTGCAAAAGTAAAACTGTATATTGACCGTGTTCTTACTAGCGGTAGCGTTGACGATACAAAGAGTAGATCAATTTTGGCTGATATTATTCTTACATCTGCAAGTTTCAATGTAAACCCAGATGACGGACAGTTAGTTGAGATTGCCTTTAGACCAAGCTCTGCACCTGTATTTGATTTATCTAAGTCATAAATTAAATTCTTATAACTTAACAAACCTCAGATTAACTGGGGTTTTTTTATGTTTTGAATTATCATAATAGTATACTATTTTATTTTTATGGCAAGTAATCTATCGGCACTGGAGCGTTTACAGAAGGCAGCAAACCTTGAACCAAAAAAGAAAGAAGTTACATTATCTGATGGTTCTATTTTTGAAATGTATGTAAGTCCATTAACAATGGCAGAACGTGATAGAGCACAAAGACAATCAAAAGATGATACAAATGGTTTTGCTTTACAACTTCTTATAAATAAAGCTTTAGATGAAAATGGTCAAAGATTATTTAAAGCTGGAGAAATAGATATTCTTAAAAATGAAGTAAAAGATAGTGATTTACAATCTTTGATGTTAGCTGTAATTAATAGTGAGGAAGATACAATCGACCCAAAAGACTAACGGCTGAGTTAAAAAAAGATAATTTTATGATGTTGCAATTTGGTGTTGCAAAAGAATTAGGTAAAAGTTTAGGTGAGGTAAGAGATATGACGTTAGATGAAATTATTGGTTGGAGTTGTTATTTTCAAATAATTAACGAAGAACAAGAAAAGGCATTTGAAAAAGCAAAACGTAGGAGATAAGCTAGAATAATAGTAATTTTTATAAGTTGTTTTGGCTGAAACAAGAGCTCCAATTGTATTTTCTTTTCAGGGTTTTGCTCAGTTAGATAAAGCAATAAATAAGTTAGAAACTTTAAAAAAAGTATTAGTTTCAGTAAATAAATTATCTAATGGTAAAACAGGAGGGGCAACAACCACAACATTAGATACAAATAGACAACAACAATTGACGGCTCAAAGCAATCAATTAAACAAAGTTGAAAAAATAAGAACTAGAATTAATGATTTAGATGTTAAAGGTACAAAATTAGCTGCATTAAAAGGTAAGTTAACTCAAGCAGAATCAGCAATTAAAAAAGGTGATTTACCTTTAGCAAAACAAATCCTTGCAGCTTCAGAAAAACGAATAACAATTCTAAATCGAGAGTCAAAAATTAATAAACAAAATACAAAAGAATTAGAAAATCAAAGAAAAAGTATAGAACAAGCAACTAAAAGTATTAGGAGAAGAAAGATTGCCGATAAGAGAAGAGTAACTGAAGAATCACCAGGATTTAGACTTGCACAGTTTAGAAGAAACAGAACAGCACAAGACAAAAGAATTAGAAGAGATGCTCTATCTAGTGCAGCTATTGGTGGTGCTTTTCCTTTGTTATTTGGGCAAGGTCCATTAGCTGCTGTGGGAGGTGCTGCTGGTGGATTTGCTGGAGGGATTTTAGGAGGTCAAGCTGGATTCGCATTATCTCTTGTTGGTACTCAGATAGGTTCAGCTATATCGCAGCTTGTTAGTGGTGCTGCTGAATTAGGAAAGGCTTTAGGACCATTCACACAAGATGTTCAAGCAGTAACGACAGCATTAGGTTTACAGGGTTCAGTTCAAGAAGCACGAATAAATAAAATTGAAGAATTAAAAGGTAAAACAGCAGCTTTTATTGCTGCACAAAAAATTATGTCAGCAGAAATTGGACAACGTGGTGTTGACGCTTTAAAGAAATTTGGAGAAAGTACAAGAATTTTAGGAAGTCAATTTGCTTTAGCCTTAACAAAATTACAAGCATTGACGGCTGGTTTTTTAAATTTTATTAATACAATTACAGGAATAAATAAAGTATTAGAACAAGCTGATGCGAATAGAGTTGTAGAAGCTGAAGCAGCTTTAGGTGATACAGAAGCTCAAGATCTACAAAATAGACAAGATGCTATAAATGAAAAAAGAAGAGGAGTAAATGCTTTTATAAATCCTTTATCTCCTACAGAAAGTATTGAATTAAGTTTAAAACAAAAAGAATTGGATATAGAAAAAAAATTGTTTGCTATTAGAAAAAATACACAAGTAGAAGCTGATAATTTAACTCAAAAATTTGATGCTTTAGGAGTTTCTATAAAAGCAGAAGCAGAAGAAACACAAAGAATTGCTGAGTTGAGAAAACAAGGATTAAATCCAGCACTTGCAAAAAGTATCGCAGGAATCGAAAAAGAAGGTCAATTAGCTAAAGATAATTTACAGTTAGAAATTGATAAAATAAGGCAAAAACTTACTGCTACTGAGGAATTAACTGATAAAGACCAAGTTAGATTAGAAGAATTAGTAAAAGCAAAACAAGCTATAGATGGTCAAGTTGATAGCTTATCGGAAGCTGCTGAAGCAACAGATAAGTTAAACGAATCTATTAAAGATTTGAAATCTAATTTTGAAATAATTGGTCAATCTATTGCTTCTGGTGTTACTGATAATATAACTGCTGCTATTCAAGGTACAAAATCTTTAGGTGATGCTGCAAAATCAATATTAAATGATTTAAGTTCAACTTTAATAAAACTTGGTGTTAATACATTATTTGCTAAAGTTCCTGGTTTTGGTGGATTACCAAGACTTTTACCTTTCGCAGATGGCGGTAGACCTCCTGTCGGTAGACCTTCACTTGTAGGAGAAAAAGGCCCAGAACTTTTCGTTCCAAAAAGATCAGGCACAATAATACCTAATGACAAACTAGGAGGAGGTAGTACCAATATCAGTGTTAATGTAGATGCCTCTGGATCGTCTGTACAAGGAGATGAACAACAAGGTAAAGAACTTGGCAGACTTATTTCTGTGGCAATACAATCTGAATTATTAAAACAAAAAAGACCTGGAGGTTTATTAAGATAATGGCTACTTTTCCAAGTTATAATCCTGTTTTTTCTGCAAATAAAACTGATATTACTAACACTAGAACAGTTCAGTTTGGTGATGGTTATCAACAAAGATTTACTTTTGGTTTAAATCAAAAAGCAAAACAATGGAGCTTGGTTTTTAATGTTGATACTACTGACGCAACTATCATAGAAACTTTTTTAGAAGCAAGAAAAGTTGATGGTGCATCTTTTGATTGGTCACCTCCAGATGAAACAACTACTTATAAATGGGTATGTCCTTCTTTTACAAAAGAAATATTTGATTTTGATAGAAACAGAATAAATGTAACTTTCATACAAGTTTTTGAACCCTAATGGCATATCCCATATCTGAAACTCAATCAATAAATCCTGGTTCAGTTATAGAGATGTTTGAGTTAACAACTGATGCAGCTTTACATGGATCAGCAACTACATATAGATTTCATTCGGGTGTAAATTTAATATCATATGGATCTAACAATGCTAATGGCTCAATCATTTGGAATGGGAATACTTATACTTCCGTGCCTGTAGAAGCTGAAGGGTTTAAATATGCAAATGGACAATTACCTCGTCCTACTTTGACTATTAGTAATGCAACTAATTTAATTACAGCTATTTTATTGAATGTAAATGCAGTAACACCAGGAAACGATTTAACTGGTGCTGTTGTAACTCGATTAAGGACTTTAGCAAGATTTTTAGATTCTGCAAATTTTGATGGAGGTACAAATCCTTATGGAACTCCTGATCCTACAGCAGAATATGCAAGAGAAATCTATAAAATTGATAGAAAATCAACAGAGAATAGGGCAGTTGTTCAATTCGAGTTAGCTGCTTCTTTTGATTTAGCTAATATTCGTATTCCTTTAAGAGTTTGTACAAAAGAACTTTTTCCCTCAATAGGATCGTTTCTTCCATGAGTGATTGGAAAGCAAATGCTCTTAATCATGCAAAGGTTGAAGATCCAAAAGAATCTTGTGGTTTATTGTTAAATATTAAAGGCAAAGAAAGGTATCATCCTTGTCGTAATTTATCTATGACAAATCATCAATGTTTTATTCTTGATCCAGAAGATTATGTAAAAGCAGACAACATAGGAGAAATAACAGCTATTGTTCATAGTCATCCAGTTACACCACCAATGCCTAGTCAGGCAGATCTTGTTTGTTGTGAAAGCACTAATCTTCCCTGGTACATTGTTAATCCCAAAACTGAACAATGGGGGTATTGCGAGCCAAAAGGATATAAAGCTCCTCTTATAGGAAGAGAATGGGTGTGGGGTGTTACTGATTGTTGGGCTTTAGTTAGAGATTGGTATAAAGAAGTAAAAAATATAGAGCTTAGAGATTGGCAAAGGCCAACGACTCCAGAACAATTTATTAAAAATCCTATGTTTGAAAAATGTGCAGAAGCTACTGGATTTAGAGAGTTAGAACCAAATGAGAAACTTGAGAATGGAGATTTATTATTTATGTCAATAATGGATGCTGGTTTAAATCATGTGGCTATTTTTATAGATGGAGATGTCTTACATCATTTATCTAGTAGACTTAGTTGTAAAGAACCATATTCACCATGGTTACTAAAATGTACAGGCAAGAGGTTGCGTTATGTTGCGTAAACTAAAATTATATGGAGAACTGGCTAATTTTATAGGCCATAAAGAATTTGAAATTAAGGTACATAACTTACCTCAAGCTATTAGTTTCTTAGTGAATAATTTTCCAGAAGTTGAAAAATACATGAGTCCTAAATACTATCAGGTAAAAATAGGCAATTATCAAATTAATAAAGATGAAATAAATTTTCCTATAGGTCAACAAGATATTCATATTATTCCTGTTATAAGTGGTGCTGGTGGAGATGCTTTTAACCAATTCTTATTGGGAGGACTATTAATTGGAGCGTCATTCTTCTTCCCAGGTGCAGGATTATTTGGGACTACAGGTTTATTAGGTGCTGGTGTTGCTGGAACGGGAATAGGAACTCTTATTGGTACTGGTATTAGTGCGATTGGTGCTGGTTTATTGATTCAAGGAGTCAGTGATATGTTATTCCCTACAGAAGATCCAACTAATGAAGACAATCCACAAATATCTTTTAACTTTTCTGGAACGCAAAATACTGCTAGGGCTGGCACACCAGTTCCTATTGTATATGGTGAAATATTTACAGGTTCAGTTGTAATAAGTGGTGATATTGATACTGTTGCGGTACAGGCATGATTGATAAAAATCCATTTATTTCAGGATCAGGTGGAGGTGGAGGTAAAGGTGGCGGCCAAGACCCACCAAGTATTACTCCTGATAATTTACATAGTAAACAGTTTGCTACATTACTTGATTTAATTTCTGAAGGTGAAATAGAGGGTTTTGCTACAGCTTCAAAAGAAGGAAGAACTAAAGGTACTACTGCTTATAAAAATGCTGCTAAAAAAGATATTTTTTTAGATGACACACCAATTTTAAGTTCAACTGCTGATTCAACCGATCCATTAAGTTCAGAATTTAATCATCAGAATATTGATTTTGATGTACGTTTTGGAACAGACCCTCAAGCAAAAATGTCTAGGGTTTCAGGAAGTTCCTCCGTTTTTAATGTAGGAGTAAAAGTTGAAAATGGTAATCCTATTACTAGACAACTAACCAACAATAGTAATTTAGATGCAGTAAAAGTTACTGTAACTGTACCTCTTTTGCAAATCATTGAAGATGATGGTGATATTGTAGGCTCACAAGTAAGTTTTAATATTCAACTTCAATATGATGGAGGTGGTTTTACAACTGTCTTATCTGACACGATAAGAGGTAGAACAGCAGATGCTTATAATAGAGAATACAGAGTAGCACTATCTGGAAATCATCCAGTAGATGTTCGTGTTGTTAAAACATCTGGAGATAGTACAGACAGAAATCAAAGGGATTTAATCTGGCAGTCTTATTCAGAATTAGAAGATGATTCAAATACATACCCAAACAGTGCTTATACAAGATTAAGAATAGATTCAGAATTTTTTAGTCGCATCCCAGCTAGAAAATTTAGAATAAGAGGTGTAAAAGTAAGAATACCAGGCACAGGAGCAGGTGGATCGGGTACTCCTACTGTTGATCTACAAACTGGAAGAGTTGTTTATCCTAGCGGTTATATTTTTAACGGTGTTATGGGTGCTGCTCAATGGACAACGTGCCCTGCTCTAATACTTCTTGATTTACTTACTAATACTAGATATGGATTAGGTAATCATATTATTGATAGTAATTTAGATTTATTTTCTTTTATAACTGCCAGTAAATTTTCTAATGAACTTGTTGATGATGGTTTTGGTGGTTTAGAAGCTAGATTTGCTTGTAATATTAATATTCAGCGTAGTGTTGAAGCTTTTACTGTTATTAATACATTGTCATCAATAATGAGATGTATTCCTTTTTGGTCAGAAGGAGCATTACAACTTACTCAAGATAGTCCAAAAGATCCTAGTTATCTTTTTACATTAGCCAATGTAGGTGAAGAAGGTTTTAGTTATACAGGTAGTAGTTTAAAAACTAGAAGTACAGTTGTAGCAGTTTCATATTTTAATATGGATACCAGAGATTTAGATTTTGAAGAAGTAGAGGCAGAAGCAGCTTATAAAAATAAATATGGACATCATTTAAAAAGAATTAAAGCATTAGGTTGCACAAGTAGAGGTCAAGCAAGACGATTTGCAAAAGCAATTCTTTTTACTGAGCAAAGAGAAACAGAAGTTGTAAGTTTTACTACATCAATGGAATCTGGTGTAGTTGTAAGACCTGGTTCAATAATTAGTATTTCTGATCCTGCAAGATCAGGAGTAAGACGAGCAGGAAGAATTAATTCAGCTACCACTACTCAAATAACAGTGGATGATTCTAGTTCTACTGATTTATCAGATCAGAATAATCCTAAATTAAGTGTAATTTTACCGAATGGGACTGTTGAGACAAAGAATGTAGTTTCAATATCAGGAAAAGTTATCACTGTAGATTCTTCCAGCCCATTTAGTGTCGCTCCAAATTCTAATAGTGTTTGGATGCTTGAAAACGACACAGTATCATCTCAACCTTTTAGAGTTATGTCTGTTGAAGAAAAAGATGGTATTAATTATGGTATTTCTGCATTAGCTTATGTAAACGAAAAATATGCTTTTATTGAAGATGGAGAAACTATTACTCCACAACAAATATCAGTATTAAATCTTTTAAAACCTCCTCCAAGTGGACTTTCTGCAAATGAAGTTATAGTTCTTATAAACAATCAACCTGTATCAAAATTAATTGTTAGATGGCAACCTGTAACTGGTGTCTCTAGTTACATGGTCAATTATAGATTTAATGATAATAATATCGTTTCGGTAACAACAAGTAGTCCTGATTTGGAAATATTTAATACAAAAGTAGGTGCGTATGAAGTATCTGTTTTTAGTCTTAATGCTGCATTAGAAGCTAGTGCTACTTCTGCCAGTGATACTTTTACAACTATTGGAAAAACTGCTGTTCCTGGAGATGTCACAGGAGTTTCTGTTGAACAAATTCCAGGAGATAATGGATCAATTAGATTAAATTGGAATAAATCAACAGATTTAGATGTAACTCATGGTGGTTTCGTTTATATCAGACATGACAGTTCAAGAACTGATGGAACGGGTACATTTGAAAATGCTGTAGACCTGATAGAAGCTGTACCTGGGAACTCAACTTCTGCCATAGTTCCTGCAATTACTGGAGAATATATTCTTAAGTTTCAAGATGATGGAGGTAGATTTAGTGTAGGAGAAGGAAGTGTAGTAGTGCAACTTGCTGATACTTCAACTAATTTATTAGTTCAAACAAGAAGAGAAGATCAGGATGTTCCTAAGTTTCAAGGTGTAAAAATAAATACTGCTGTAGATGAAGCTACGGATGCTCTTAACTTAGCTGGTGTAGGACTTTTTGATGATATTGGAATTAGCATTGGATTGTCTTTTGATGATCCTGTTATTGCTTCAATAGATGATATAGGTGGAAGTGCTCCTTCTGGAAGTTATGACTTTAAAGATACTTTAGATTTAGGTGCTGTATTTAGCCTTGATTTAGTAAGACATTTTAAAACAGAAGGTTTTTATCCATCAGAATTGTTTGATGCAATAAAAAATGTAGATAAAAGAAATCCTTTTGATGGAACAGAAGCTAACAATGTGGATGCTCAATTATTTGTACGGAGAACACAAGACGATCCAACTGCTAGTTCTCCTACTTATACAGCTTTTGAACCATTTTCAAGTGGTACATTTACAGGTAGAGGTTTTCAATTTAGAGCAGTTCTTACAAGTGATGATCCAGATCAGGACATTAGAGTATTTGAATGTGGATATACAGCAAAAATCCAAGCAAGACAGGAAATTAGAACTAATATTACGCAAAGTGCAGGGCCAACAGCATATACTTTTGACCATAGATTCTTTACTGGAACGGCATCTTTATTAGGAGCAAACAGTAATTTACCTTCAGTAAATATAACTGCACAAAATTTAGCTTCTGGGGATTATTTTGTTATTACAAATTTAAGTGGCACTGGATTCACAATAGACTTTAAAAATAGTTCTGATAACTCTATTAGTAAAAATTTCTCATATACGGCTGTCGGTTTCGGTAAAGGGTAGTACAATAGGATCAATGTTTCTTTTAGAGAATGGCAGTACCAGGAACTACCACTAGCGTAACGGACAATAATTATAATACCGATAATGGAACAGGTGCACAGGTTCGTGCCAAAATAAATTCAATATTTACAGCATTACGAACTTTTAGTTCTCAATCTAGTGATCCAACAGGAGCAGGAAATTTAGCACAATTCCAAGCTCATATAAATACTTCAGATTCAAATAATAATTTATTAAAAATATGTATTGCTGTTTCTGGAAGCGGTAATGCTGCCACAGGTACATTTAAAACCATAGGGAATATAAATTTAGATAATTTAGGTCATGTTGTAGCAGCAAGTCCTACGATGACAGGTGATGTTACGATGTCATCTACTGGATTTTTACTCATTCCAAAAGGTACTGATGCACAGCAACCTGGGCAAGTTGGAGCACCAGCAGCAGCGATAGGACAATTAAGATATAACGAAACTCAAAATAGGTTTGAAGGATATAAGAATACTGGATGGGGAGAGATTGGTGGAGGTGCTGGAGCTACTGGAGGAGGAACAGATCAGGTCTTTGTTGAAACGGGTCAAAATGTTACAGAGGACTATACTTTATCTGCTGGAAAAAATGCGATGACAGTATCGCCTACAATAAATGCGGGCAAAGAAATAGTCGTGCCAAACAACGCAACCCTTGTTATCTTATAGTTATGCCAATAGGAATTAACGGAAACGGAACTATTACAGGAGTCATAGTAGGAGGACTCCCTGACGGTATTGTTGATACCGATATGCTTGCTGCTAATGCAGTAACTCCAGCTAAGGCAAGTGGTATTGGAGGTAAATTTGCTAGTTATGCAATCATCGCGGATCAAAAAGCAAATGATGTTGATGGTGGTACATTTACTACTGGGGCTTGGAGAACAAGAGATTTAAATACTGAATTAGCTGATCCTGACGGTATAGTTTCTATCAGCAGTAATCAATTTACTCTACAAGCTGGCAGTTACTTAATAGAAGCACAAGCTCCATGTTTTCAAGGGAATCGGCATATGATAAAACTTTATCAAACATCAGGAACTCCAGCAGATATAGCTTTTGGTACTGGTGAGTATGCTAATAGTTCATATAGTGGTAATACCTCAAGTTTTTTAAAAGTTAGAGTAACAATAAGTTCAGCAACAACTTATGAAATAAGACATCGAAATGCTGCCACCCGTACCACTTTAGGATTTGGACTCGGATCAGATTTTGATAATAATACAGAACTATATACAGTCGTAAAAATATTTAAGGAGGTATAATCATGGCAATTAATTCTGATACAGACATAAATTTAGCTTTGTTACAGCTAGGAAAAAATGCTAACCGTTATAGATTAGATCAAAATAATCTTCCTCATAAAATCATTGAGTGGGATTCTGCTAATAAAGATTCACAACCAACTGATGATGAACTTAATGCAGCTTTTACAGCATGGAAAAATGCGAATGAATATAAACAAAAGAGAGAAGCAGAATATCCTGATTGGCAAACACAAATGGATCAACAATATTGGGATAGTGTTAATGGAACAACGACATGGAAAGATGGTATTGCTAAAATAAAATCAGATTATCCAAAGCCTAGTTAATTATGAGCAAAATTTCACTCAAACACTCAGGCGGTAATGTTGTTTCACTCAACTCACCAACCAACGCTCCAGGAGCAGCAGACGTAGCATTTAAGCTACCAAATGCTGATGGATCGGATGGTCAGGCTTTAGTTACAGATGGTGCTGGAAATTTAAGTTTTGCTAATGCTGGAAGTGGTACAGCAAGAAATTTGATAATTAACGGAGCTATGCAAGTGGCTCAACGTGGTACGTCATCTACAGGAAATTTATATCAAACAATAGATAGAATAAGAACTTCAAGTGGAAACCTTGGAAGTATAAACCTTACTCAATCACAGCAACAATTAGCATCAAGTGATACTCCTTATTCAAGTGGATTTAGATATTTTTATAGAGCAGCTTTATCAGGAGCAGGGACAGTTAATGCAAATGGTTATATAGGTATTTCACAAAGATTAGAGGCACAAGATATTGCACAATCTGGATGGAATTATACATCAGCATCAAGTAATATAACGCTTCAATTTTGGTTTAGATGTAGTACAAATCAAACATTTTATGGAATTTTAGAAACTTCAGATGGAACACCATATAGTTACCCTTTTGCATTCACAGCATCTGGTGATAACGCTTGGACAAAAATAACAAAAACGATTCCTGGTAATTCTAATTTACAATTTGATACAGATACACCAGCAAACGCAGCAGATCGTGGTCTTAAAGTTGGATTTACTCCTTGGTATGGTACAGACTATACAGGATCTAAAACTGCGGATGCTTGGAGTGCTTATTCTGGTTCGGCTGAATATCCTGATTACGCATCTACATGGTTAACTGCTGGAGCTTCTACTTTTGATATTACAGGAGTTCAATTAGAAGTAGGCAGCGTTGCAACAGATTTTGAGCGTAGGTCATTCGGTCAGGAGCTTGCTTTATGTCAGAGATACTTTCATACCTTAGAAGGTGATAATAATGATTTCTTAGCAATAGGACTTTCAGTTAATGCTGGTAATCACTATATGATTCATCACTTCCCGCAACCAATGAGAATACATCCATCTTATTCAAGCACAAGTACTAACGTTGACTTATTAGCTGCTGATACATCTTCAAATATTAATGCTAATAGTTTAGTAATAGTTGGCCCTGAGACAACACCCAATCCAACAGTATGCTGGTTATATGGTAATACATCAAACACTGCAACTGGTGGTCAAGCTTGTGTTTGGAGACCAAATGCTGATGGTCTTGTCATGTCCTTTTCTGCGGAGCTTTAATTATGGCAACACGTTACAAACTAAATAAAGATATTCTCGACATGGATGGTAATACGATTAAACGTGTAACAGCAATAACAAGAATAGAAGATGATGGAAGTATTACTTGTATTCCTAAATGCGAAGGAAACACCGATTACCAACAATATCTAGAATGGGTAGCAGAGGGAAACACAGCAGAGGAGGCTGATTAACCATGAGTACATTAAAAGTTGCCAACATAAAGCATGAGACAAGTGGAATCAATACCCTTGTTTTTGATAATGGTGGAACGTCTGGTGGTAACGGTAGAGTTACGACAAAAGGAACTATTGGAGAAGTTTCTGCTTTAGGAA